ATTATATCGAGAATGGTGAAGCCGTCCCGTTGAAGCCTATGAGCGCCGTCGTCTCTGGGTTCACGGTTTCGGGCCTGCCTTCCATGACGACGGCGCGCATTGAGGGCATTGCGTATTTGATCGGCGACGGCGTGCTCGAACTATCGCCCAATCTTCCTGGGCCGTATGTGGTGACGTTATCGGCGCCTGGCTACCTACAAACGACGGTGACGATCAAATGAAAATCACCCACACGAGCGACGTCATCACGCGCCGCGGCGCAGACTATCCGCCGCTGGAAGACCTTGCTGATGCGCTCTATTGGCGGGCGAGGGGCGATGCGTCGAAATGGAACTCCTATATCGCCGCTATCGACGCGATAAAGGCAAAATACCCTACAGGCGCAACTTCGGTTCCCACCGACCTAGAAATCGTTCGTCAAAGGGCTCTCGAGGAGCTCGATGACACGATCGTCAAGGCGACAGCGCTGGTTTCAAAGCACCCGCCGATCTATCTCGTGAAGGAGAGATTGGCGCGTTTGACGCTAGCCGAGGGAACGCCGCACCCTGCTCTGCTCGCGGAAGCCGCCATTCGCGGCGTTTCGGTCATGGAGTTGGCGACTCAGATCGTCGACAAGGCAGATGACGCCGCAACCAGGCTTATTCTGCTCGACGCCTACCGTCTACGAAAGAAGGGTGAGATTCTAGCGGCGACAAGCGAGCAGGCTCTAAAGACCCTTCTTTTGGATCGCGCATCATGAGCGCTTATTCCACCGGCTCGATCTCGCTCGTTTGCGACACGAATCAAATCATCGGCTCCGGAACTCTCTTTCTGACGAACGTTAAGGTCGGCGCGCTGCTTATGGTGCCCGGTCTAAGTACGATCTTTCAGATCGCGGCTGTCATCGACGATCTGACGCTCCATGCTATCGAGACTATTCCCGGCCCATCGGGGAACACAATGTCGGGGCTGACCTATTATGTCGCCGATCAGTTTACCCCGATCATCGGGATACCGCTGCCCACTCGAGGCGTTATTAACATGCAAGCTCTGATAAATCGCGGAGTTCTTCTTCTCGATAATGAAATGCCGGTCTGAGTTTGGACTAGATCACCAATCACAATTGACTTACTATTCAGACAGACATAGGGATTGTCATGGCTCAGTATCGATTAGGCACGGTTTCAGTCACCAACGGTAGCACGGCCGTCACGGGTGTAGGCTCTTTCTGGGTCGGAAACGTCATCGCCACAAACCTCTTTGAGATTCAAGGCGAAGGCGTCTGGTACTCGATCTCGTCTATCACCGACAATGGAGATCTTGTTCTCGGAGCGCCCTACACCGGCACCACGAAGACAGGCGTCGCTTACGCTATTCAGCGCGACTTCACCCCGGTCAACGCCTATCCGACGCCGACCTATGGCGATGTCGATACCTCAAGTCTTATCCGACAGACGTTCCTGGATATCGAGGCTGCGCTCGTCGCGCTCTCGCCACTCTCGGCCATTCTGAACGGCTCGATCTCGATCAACGGCTCTCTTATCGTCAGCGGAACATCCATTACTCTTCCCACAAGCACGGTTGCAGGCTTACCGGCGCCGGCGCTGGGACTTCTGGCCTACGCCACCAACGCGCGCGTCTTCAATGGCGCGGGAACTCAGGAGGGAAGCGGCGCGGGAACCGGCGGAATGGTCACAAGCACCGCGACGGCCTGGCACCTGGCCGGCACGAATACAGTGGCGATCGCCTAGTCGAGGTTCCAATTTGCGCTCATGACTGGTATCATAAGTCAGTATTGACGTGCGCTCGGATTAGGCGCATATCCTTTTGGAGAACCCAATGTCTGACGAAAACACCAACGTTGAGGTTCATGTGGGCTCCGAGCCCGGTCTGGCGGTCATCGCTGATCGCCTAACCCGACTTACAGCCGACCTAAAGGAGCATCGCGATACCTTCAAGGAAGAAACGAAGCTTACGCGCGAGGCGTTCGCCGCCGAAACGTTAATCCTCAAGATTCGTCTGGATAACGTACAGAAGTCACTCGATATGGCGCATGGCGGTTACTACGTTCTAGCCGCCCTGGGCGGCTTTGCTCTGTTTCTAACGACCTTCTGGTCGAAATTCGTCGCTTTGTTTCACTGAGGATATCATGATAGATCGTAACAAATTCTTCACCAGCGTTCGACCCACGATCTTTGGCGACAACCTCTCTCAGGAACAGGTTGACGGCATCAACGCTATTCTTGATGCGTGGGATCATTGGGCCCCCAATTCCGACATTCGCTTCATCGCCTATAGCCTCGCCACCGTCTATCGCGAGACCGCGGCGACGATGCTTCCGATCGAGGAATACGGTAAGGGTCGCGGTCGAGCTTACGGTACGCCTACAGGCCCCTGGAATCAGGTCTACGACGGTCGTGGCGACGTTCAGATGACGTGGGAGGCGAACTACGCGAAAGCGACCCAGCGGCTTCGCGCGCGCGGTATCATCGACGCCAACACAGACCTCGAGAAGAACCCCGAGCTCGCCATGCGTCCGGACATCGCGGCTCCGATCATGATCTTTGGCATGATCGAGGGCTGGTTCACCGGCCGCAAGCTCGCTGACTACTTCAACGATGACGTCGAGGATCAAGTCAACGCGCGCCGCATCATCAATGGGACCGACTGCGCCGACATGATCGCGGGTTACTACGATCATTTCTACGATGGTCTAGCCGCGTAATGGGTCAGCCTGTTCCGGACAATGCGAGCGGCGACAACTGGCGATATCGTCGCCGAACGCTGTTCATCGCCTTGTTCTGGCAGGCGGTCACGATGACATGGATCATCATCTACGCGGCGTTCCATAGCACCGAGAATGCGCTCTACGACCAGGCGTTCATCGCCATGGCCGGCGCGTCGACCTCGCTGCTGTGCGCTTACATCTTCGGCGTGGTCTGGGATGATCACAACAAGCGCATGGTCGGCGGCAACGACTATAGCTCGGGCAGCTTCGAGACCTATCACAGCGACCAGACGATAACTTCCGGCCCCATCGACACCTCGCGTCCCTATCACCGACCGAGCCAACCCATAGGCGCTCCATGATCAAGCTTCTCAGCTCCCTGACGCCCGCTAGCATTGGCGCGAAGCTTATCGCGATCGGTCTGGCGGCCCTCGTGATCGTCGGCGTTATATTCGCCGGCTATCGGCACATCGAGAACAATCGCGCCGCTCTAATTCAGCAGACCACGATCGCCGCCCAGGCTCAGGTCTCCAAGGATCTCGCCGAGCAATCTTCCGAGTTGGTTCGTCAGAGCGCCGCTCGCGTCTCGGACGGTCTCTCCACGCTCTCGGCGACCGATGAAAAGATCGATGAGAAAATCGACGCCAAGATCGAAGCCGTGGATCTCCCTCCCCCGGCGCCCGCTCCCATCACAGAGGACCAGTCCCATGTCGCCGTTCAAACGCCTTCATCGTCCCATCTTTCCGCCGCTGCCGCTGCTATTGCTGCCCTTAATTCTTCTTCTGACGCCGCTGACCGGCTGCTCGAGCGCGCCTCCCGCGGAACCGCTTCGACTCACCGTTGAGACGCCGGCGATTGCTCACCCCGCGCGACCCGCCGCGCTCAAGCTGATGCCGTTGCATTGGCAGGAGTGTGACACCGTGAAGGCGTGCGTCGCACTCAGCGAGGCTCATGACGACGTGAAGAATAAACTTCGCGTCGCCAAGTGGATGTTGAAGATGAATGCCATTGTTACTTACTACGAGAAGACTACCGATCCGGTGGTGATTCCCGCCCTCGATACTGTGAAGTAGTTACCGCTATATAAGTAAGTATGTATTTATCTAGTAAGTAATATATGAGAGAGCGGACTTGGGAGTTCGCTTTCCAACGCAGAAACAGAGCACATGACACATAGGACTCTTCCGGACTCGACCGACTTCATCGCCATCTACAACGATACGAAGAAATATCCTCTGATCGCTGACGTGGCGAAGAAGCTCAAGATATCCCGGAAGACGGTCATTAATCGATCGGCGATCTATCGTAACGATAGGCTACTGATTATTACTCGCAAGCGCGAGGCTGCGCTTCCCGTCGAGCCGAAGCCCGTCGATCACGCCAAGGCTCGCGCGAATCGTCTCAAGGGTGAGATCGACGCGCTATTGAGCCGCTCGAAATACCCGATCATCAATCCAGAATCGCTTATGGTCGATAGCTATCTCTCCGAGCGATACGACCGCGCTTCTGGTCGATATAAGGATGTCGAAGGAACACCTCGCACTTGGATCACCGATACGCTGCGCGTTGCGCCTATCGAGGACTGTCGGAACAGGAAATTCCTTTTCACAGGCGCTCAGAATGACGCCATCGTCGATCAATCTTTCTGGGTGAACCTTCAAGCCTTCGCGAAATTCATAGATGCCGAGATCGTCGTCGGACCCTGGACATACGAGACCCAGTGGTGGAGCGAGAATAACCCGGTGTCGCGCTCCTATGATCCACTTCTTACAAATCACCTTTGCTTCGGTCAGCTGGCGATCGGCGACAACTTCGTTTTCTGCGGCGAGATGAACACTCTTCCTACCGCCTCGAAGCCGATCTCGGATCTCACGACCTATAGCCGCGGTCGTTGGGCAGTATTTCCTCACGCCAAACTCGCGCTCGAAAGCGTTCCGACCACGGACCCGAAACGCCAGGCTCATCAGGTCATGACATCGGGCTCCGTGACAAGGCCCAAGGTGATCGCCCGCAAGGCTGGCGTAAAGAGCATCTTTCATCATGTCATCGGCGCGACGCTGGTCGAGTTCGATCACGAAGGCGATATCTTCTGCCGCCAGATCAACGCCGAGAAGGATGGCAGCTTCTACGAGTTGGATCGCTACGTCGCGAATGGCGTCATAAGCGTCGGTCATCACGTCAAGTCGATCGTCTTCGCGGATCTTCATCGCGCCAAGCTTGATCCCGCCAACACGGTCGCCGCGTTCGGCGTTGATATTAAGCGCGACGTCAAGGTTGGTTACTCCATGCTAGATGATCTGGCTCCGGAACTTATTTTTATTCACGACGGTCACGATCAAGAAATCGGCAATCATCACAGGGCCGGTGACGGGCACGCTAGCTTCGAACTCGCGATGCGAGGTCGAACATGCATCAAGAGCGAGATCGCGTCCCTAGGGAGCTTTCTATCGCTTCTGAGACGCCCTGGTCTACGTATTATCGAAGTCGAGTCGAACCACGATCTCGCGCTCGGGCGCTACATCAAGGAAGGTCGCTATCGCAATGATGGCGTCAACCTAAAGTTCGGTCTCTGGCTCGAAGGGGAAATGGTCGAGCATCGCGAACACGTCGCGAAGGAGCTTGACGCTTATAAGGCGCCAAAGAAGTTCGCTCTCCTGGAAAACGCCCTTCGTGAGATCATGGGGAGTCTGATCGATCACGTTGAATGGGCCTATGACGGTGAAAGCTTTCTTGTCGATGATATCGAGTGTGGACATCACGGCTTTCGCGGCGCTAATGGCGCTCAAGGTACGGTCTCCGGTTACGCCAAGATGGGCCGTAAGATGTCGATCGGCGACAAGCATAGTCCTTCCATCAACGAGGGAGTCTATGGCGCGGGCGCGATGAATCTTCAGCACGGCTACAATCTCGGGCCTTCGGGCTGGGCCGTGTCGCACGTTCTGCAATACGCCAATGGAAAGCGCTGTATTGTGACTCTTCAATCTGGAAAATGGCGAGCTTGAATGCAAGTCATAATTGACTTATGCTTTCGTAGACACTAGGAACAGTTCATGTCGGTCATTCTTCAAATAAATCCCTCGCCGACGCTTACTGCGACGATCGCCTCGACCTTGACGGCTGCGGCGACAGCGACGACCGAGGCTGGAATCGCGACGACACAAGCGGGTAATGCCGCCGCGTCGGCGACTGCCGCCGCCACTTCGGCGACGAATGCCGCCGCGTCGGCAACGTCGGCATTGGCGGCCGGCGCTTCAGGAGCAGCAGCGGCTACGTCAGCGACAGCGGCAGCGGGTTCCGCTACAGCGGCAGCTGGTTCCGCTACAACGGCAGCGGGTTCCGCTACAACGGCAGCGGGTTCAGCCACGACAGCGACGACGCAGGCGGGCAACGCCTCTACCTCTGCTGGTAACGCCTCCACCTCTGCTGGTAACGCCTCCACCTCTGCAACAGCGGCGGCTACGTCAGCGACAGCGGCGGCGGGTTCGGCCACGACAGCTACTACTCAAGCTAGCAACGCCTCTACTTCAGCGACCAATGCCGCTGCATCGGCGACGGCGGCGTCAGGCGCCGGGGCTTCAGCGACAGCGGCGGCGGGCTCAGCTTCAGCGGCGGCTACGTCAGCGACAGCGGCGGCGGGTTCAGCCACGACAGCTACTACTCAAGCTAGCAACGCCTCTACCTCGGCGACCAACGCATCCACTTCAGCGACTAATGCCTCCACCTCCGCTACGGCGGCGGCGGGTTCAGCCACGACGGCTACCACTCAAGCGGGAAACGCCGCCGCTTCGGCCACGACGGCTACCACTCAAGCGGGAAACGCCGCCGCTTCGGCCACGACGGCCACTACTCAAGCTGGCAACGCCGCCACCTCAGCCACAGCAGCGGCGGCTTCCGCGACGGCGGCGTCAGGCGCCGGGGCTTCAGCGACGGCAGCAGCCGCGTCAGCGACAGCAGCGGCGGGTTCGGCCACGACGGCGACGACGCAAGCTAGCAACGCCTCTACCTCTGCGAGTAACGCCTCTACTTCCGCAGCGGCAGCGGCGGCTTCCGCCGCCTCGATCTCAGGCGGCCCCGTTACCTCAGTTGTGGGCCTGACTGGCGTCATCACGCTCACGCAGCTCAACACCGCGCTCACCGCTCTCGCCAGCAAGACGATCACCGCCAGCACCATCGACTCGTCGGCGATCGGCGCGACGACGGCTAGCACCGGAGCGTTTACGACGCTGAGCGCGACCGGCACCGTTACCCTACCTGGCGGTTCAATCACCAATACGATGCTGGCGGGTTCGATCGCAGCGGCCAAGCTCGTAGGCACCGACATCACCGTAGTCGGTACGCTGACCGGCGGCGCGACCGGAGCGGGCTTCACGGTGAACTTAGGAACCTCGACGATCTCGGGTACGCTCCCAGCGAGCGCGCATCCAGCGCTGACTGGCGACATTACATCGACGGCGGGCGCTCTCGCGACGACGCTGGCGACCGTGAACAGCAACACCGGCTCCTTCGGCAGCGGCTCCTCGATCCCCACCTTCACTGTCAATGGCAAGGGACTCATCACCGCCGCCGGCTCGGCTTCGATTGCCGCGCCGCTGTCAGGTATCTCAGGGCTGGGCTCTGGCGTCGCGACCGCGCTGGCCGTCGCGGCGGGTGGCGTTGGCTCTGTTCTGACGACTGGCGCGAACGCGAACATTACCGCTGGCTGGACCGTCACCGCCGTCAGCCTGACAACTGGTAGCGTCACGCCAGCCCCGCTCAGCGGCAACTATCAATACATCACCAACAATGGCGCGTTCACAGTCACCGCCGCGACGGGCGCTGATCACGCCATCGATCTCCTAGTGACGAACGGGGCTTCGGCGGGAGCGATCACGTTCTCTGGCTTCACAGTAGGCGCCAGCCCAGGAACGGCGTTAACGACGACCAGCGGCAACAAGTTCATCGTGTCGATCCGGCGCATCAATGGCGTCTCGACCTACAGCATCTACGGCCTGCAATGATCCCCCATACTTCGACCTCTCATACCTCTTTTCTGATGCCGATCCCGCGCGCACAGTGGCGTACTCCATCTCGCGCGATGCCAAAGGATCAGTTTGGCAACGAGAACCAGACCCGCTTCCGTTTGACTGGGCGCCTTAATGATGGCTTCGTCATCTGGCGCGGATGGTTCGAAGACAGAGATGATGCGGATGCGTTCCTGTTCGCGCTCGCCGACGGCTCGCTCAAGCGCCAGCGTGCGCTCTGGGACTTGCCAACACCCGCTTGGGCTCCGGGGATGCACGAGGGGCTAACCTACGACTTTGCCACCGTCACCTTTCTTAACTCAACCGCCGGCTCGTTTTATACAGTCCCAGGCGACTGGAACTCGGCGAACAACACTGTCGAGGGTATCGGCGCCGGCGGTAATGGCGGCGTCGCCACGAGCGGCCCCAACGCCAAGGGCGGCGGCGGCGGCGCCTATGCGCGCGTCGCTAATCTTTCGATCTTCGGGTTAGTTAGTTATCGGACAGGTACGCCGGGCGGCACGACCGGGAGCGGCTCGAGTTTTACCGCCAACACATATTTAAGCAGCTCCGGCGTGCTTGTCGCGGCGGGCGGCGCAACTGCGTCAACGACCGTGCCCGGCGCCTCTGGCACTGTCACGAACAGCGTTGGCGCAGCGCAGCGCTATGCCGGTGGCGCTGGCGGTACTTCTGGGACTTTTTCCGGTGGCGGCGGCGGTGCGGCCGGCATCAACGGGGCTGGTTACGCGGGAGCATCAGTAACCGGAGTTGGCGGCAGCGCGGACGCCGGGACCGGCGCCATTGGCGCTTCACCCCCTGGTTCAGCGGGCAACGGAAACACGGGTGGAGCCGGTACGGAGTGGGATGTTTCTCACGGCTCCGGTGGTGGTGCGAGTTCCGGATTTAATTCGGGTAATACGAATGGCGGCGTAGGTGGAAACTATGGAGCAGGCGGCGGAGGCGCCACCGGCACTGGCACTGGCGGCTTAGGCGCCACTGGTCTCATCGTCGTGACCTATATACCCGCCGGTTTGGTTAACGGCGGCAACATGCCAATGATGGGAATGTAAAAATGACGGAACTCGTTGGCTATCAACTCGTCGATCAAGCGAGCAATGTCATTCAATCCTGGGGCGGCGTCATCGGTCAATGCCCCGGCGTGCCGGATATACTCTCGCTTCCGAACGGCGATCAGGTGCATTGCCCAGCCATCGGGGCGCCCTACGGCGAGTGGACGCTTCAGCCCTGGAACATGAGCCCTCCCGCTCCGACGCCCGATAGCCTCATCGCGTATGCTGAGATCGCGCAGACGAGCCATCTCGCGGCTGGCGCGACGTTCGACCTGGGTGGCGTAAGCATTCTTTGTGACGGCGCCAACTCGACGCGCGCTGATCTCGCGCTGCTCGCGCTGTTTGGTCAGAGCGTTCCGACGGGTCAGAAGTCGTGGATCGACAATAACGGCGTCGTCACGTCGCTCACTGGCGCACAGTGCGTTACGCTGGCGATGCTCGCGGGGACGTGGATCAGCGACAGCTATACCTTCATGGTCTCGATCATGAGTCAGATTGGCGCGGGCGCGATCACGACGACAGCGCAGATCGATGCGCTGAGCTGGCCCACCACCTAAATTCTACTGGAAGTAATATCACGGCGGGTGCTCTGATCTAATACGGGTCAGAGCCCGTCGTACCCCTAGAGTTACAAATATTTTTCGAAATCAAGGATAGATCATTACTGACTTACCGCCTAAGCTCATGTCGTTAAGGCTTAACAACTAGAGGTAAATCAGATGGGTTCTCCCAAGGCTCGCGCCGGCAATCGCCAGAGTCGTCGAGAAGCGAAGCGCGGTTCACATGAACCCCTTATTCGCACCGTTCAAGAGGAGAGTTCCCGACGCATCGTCAAAGCCGCCCGAACCATTCTGAGACCACTCACCGAGAACCAGGCTGAATACGAGAAGTCCATTCTAGCGAATGTCGTCACCTTCGGAACGGGAAGCGCTGGCACGGGCAAGACGTATTTCGCCGCTATGCTCGCCGCTGAGGCGCTCAAGGACGGCAAGATCGAGAAGCTGATCATCACCAGACCCATGATCGAGGCCGGCGAGTCGATGGGCTTTCTACCCGGCACGGCCGACGAGAAGTTCGAACCGTATCTGCGCCCTGTGCGTGACGCCTTGAAAGAGAGTCTAGGCTCGGGCCATCTCGAATATCTTCTGAAGGCCGGCGTAATCGAAGCGCGCCCGCTAGCCCTGCTTCGCGGCGCCTCCTTCAAGGACAGCTGGATCATATTCGACGAGGGTCAGAACTCGACGCCGGTTCAGATGCAGATGTTTCTCACGCGCATCGGTCAGCGTTGCAAGGTGATCGTCAATGGCGACATGAAGCAGAAGGATATTCAGGGCACGTCTGGCCTGGCTGACGCCGTGCGCCGCTTCGGCCATCTGCCTCAGTTCGGTCATGTGGCGTTCACGCCGGACGACATCGTTCGCTCGGGCATCTGCCGCACGATCGTCATGGGTTACGACGAAGATTAAATTCCCTGCTAAGAGCCACGTTCGTTTCGCTATAACATACGCATGACAAGCGAAACGAACGACACGCCCTTTGGTCTCGATCTGACCGACGCTCAATACGACGCCCTTATGTTCAAGCACGTTCGACAGGACATGCGGCAATACGAGGGCGCTCTCTATACGAGCAAATGGTTTGACTACCGCTTCATGAACCCGGTGGCGGCGGCGTACCTCTACGCCGATGAGTACGTGAAGCAGTTTCGAATCTTCTATCGCAAGACGATCGACTACAAGGCGGTCGAAGGGCCGCGGCCGATCACGCCGATGAAGAATAAGAATCTGTTCAAGTGCCCACAACCCTTCATCACGGCGATCTGGCGCGGCCGACAACACGCCGATGCAATGGGAATCCCCTATGATCTCTATCTTGAATTCGCCTTCGAAGGACGGCTTCGCTTCTGGAAGCGAGCTCACCTCCCCGGCCCCGCGCTTCTCTATTCGACGGACGTTTGCGAATATGTTCAGGAGCAATGGGAGAAGCGTCAGCTCGGCGTTCTATTCTATGGTCGTCACAGCGCTTATCGCGCGCATCGATACGCCGGAACCTCGGCGCAGAACGACCATCATGAGTGGCTACTCGATCAGGCTACCAAGCGAACCAACGCCTTCATGTCCCTGAACGATATGTTCGAGGGTGAATTGCTGCCGATCGAGAAGATTCGACTTCGTTTCGGCGAAGATGTTTCCCAGCGTATTCTCGAAGCAGCCTAGAGTATTCCGCTTCGCTTTACACTATACATTACGTCACGAATGCAGACAGAGAGTAATCACATGGCTGAAGTTTACAAGGCTCGAGAAGTGTTGACCGTCTCCCGTTTCAAGGGCAAGCCGAAAGCGAAGGTCTGGTCGCACATGGACGATCTGAAAGCCCTGAAGGGTAAGAATGTCATTCTTGATCTCGGGGGTTACGTCGTCGCTGGCTTGTTAGTGGAAGCGGACCAGTTCACGATTCAACTTATTAACGAGAGTAGTAAATCAATAACGACTTATTTCAAGGGGAGCATGATCTCCTTCCGCGCGGCTATCTAAGATGCCCGCGCTCGCGTTAGTCCCCGAGGAGCCGGTCGAGCCTGGCTATGACTTCGGTGAAAGTTTCCAATCGAAGATCGTGGCGTTCCTTATGCTCGACACGAAGTTCGCTCAACGCACCGAGGGCCTGATCGACCCTCTGTATTTCACCAGCGCGTCCGACGCCGCGATCGTCTCCGTGTGTCTCAAGCACTATGCGACCTACAAGGAAGCGCCGCGTTCGACGCTCGCCCACGTTTTCAAGAAGGCGTTCGACACAAAGCAGATCAGGGCCGACCTTAAAGCCGACGTTCGCGACACGCTTCGGAAATACATGAAGAATCCGCTCGAGGATCGCGAGGTCGTCATCGACGAGATTTCCGACTTCGCCAAGAATCGCGCGATGGAGCGCGCGATCATGGCCTCGGCCGAGCTCGTGGGTAAGAAAGACTACGCGAAAATTCGCAAGCTCATGGATGAAGCTCTTCGGGTCGGTAGCGCCAGCGACGCCGTGAGCTACGATTATTGGAAGGAAGCCTCGAACCGAACCACGCTTCGCAAGGAGCTGCTCTCGGGCGTCAAGGTTCGGGATGGCATTACGACCGGCGTCGATGATTTCGACAAGCTACTCTACCATCACGGATGGGGCCGTAAAGAACTCGCCGTTCTAATGGGGGCGCCTAAAGCCGGGAAAAGTCTCGCGCTAGCTGACTTCGCCAAGGTCGCGTCGATGGCTGGCAAGAACGTGATCCTTTTCAGCTGCGAAGTCTCGGCGCGCATCATCGCGGATCGCGTAGACGCTTCCGTAAGCGACATGATGATCAAGATCATCGGCGACAACCCGATCGCTGTGCAAGCCGCTGTAGACGCCGCGGCGAAGCAGTCAGGGGCCTTCGCGATCGAGGAGTATGCTTCCGGCTCGCTGAAAGCTTCCGAGATTAGGCGCGTGCTGGATCGCTTCCGTTCGACCGGCACCATCTTCGATCTGATCGTGGTCGACTACGGCGACCTCATGGCGCCGGAACGTCACTCAGACGAGCTGCGGGAGAACCTACGCACGATCTTCATCGATCTGCGCGCGATCGCCTTCGAGAACAACGCCGCCATGCTGACGGCCACGCAGACGAACCGTGAGGGCGCCAAGTCAGCGATCTCGAAAATGACCGACGTGGCCGAGGATTTTAATAAAATACGTACCGCCGATGTGGTTATATCGATCAACTCGACCGACGCCGAACGTCTCGCTGGCGAGACCAGACTGTTCTTCGCAGCCAGTCGAAACACGGAGAGCGGCTACGTTCTGCGTATCAAAGGCGATCGCGCGAAGATGCAATTTTTGAATAAAGTAATCGGCAAGGAGGCATTCTAATGTCCGACGACGCCACCGAAATCTCGGAGGCGCTCGATCTTGAAACTTGGCTAGAAAACGAGGGTATAGCGTTCAAGGCGGTTCAGGGTCGCAGCGGCCGTCAGCTTCAATTGCTCGAATGCCCCTCGTGCGGCAAGCGCGAAAACAAGGTCTACCTTAACGCCGAGACTGGGATCGGCAACTGCTTCTCTGGTTCATGCGAGACCGGGTTCAACAAGCTCAAGTTCATCCACATTCAAACGGGCCTGAGTTGGCGCGAGACGTTCGAGCATTGTCGCCAGTTTCTCAAGGAGCAAGGCTGGCGCCCGCGCAAGATGGTTACGGCCGCGGTCGAGCAGGAGAAGGCGACGCTGCCGGATTCGTTCGCGCTGCCGACCGAGGACGGATCAAACCTTCAGTATCTCGAGGACCGCGGTATCACGGGTGAGCTCGCCAAGCACTTTCACTTTCGCTTTTGTGAGCGGGGCTGGTGGAACTTCACGCGTCAGGACGGCAGCAAGGGCGGTCAGAAGTTCGACATGCGGGTGATCATCCCGGTGTACGACCTGGATGGAACCTTCGTGACCTTCCAGGGTCGGGACATCACTGGCGAATCAGAATCCAAGTATTTGTTTCCAGCGGGTCTCCCTGGCACGGGTCGATTTGTCTACAACGGGCAAAATTGCGTCAACGTTAAGAGGATGGTTCTTTGTGAAGGCGTTATGGATGTCGCCGCCGCCAAGATCGCCTTTGATGAGGACGTAGCCCTGCGAGGCGTGACGTGCTGCGGGAGCTTTGGAAAGCATTTGTCATATGGGGATCTGAATGGCGACGACCAGCTCGGTAGGATTCTCAAGCTGAAAGGCTTCGGATTACAGGAAATTACCTTGATGTGGGACGGCGAAGCGAGCGCGCTTGTCGCCGCGCTCGACGCCGCCAAGCGCATTAAGAGCCTCGGGCTCAGCGTCCGGATCGCCATGTTGCCGGCCGGAAAGGATCCTAACGAGGTGCAAGGCGCGGTTGTTCGGGAAGCCTTCTATAAGGCTCAGCCTTATACAACCTTACTCGATGTAAAATATAGGATTCGCAATCCGTACCCGGTACATCAACACTGATTGCAATTTCCCAGTCGAGACTCGCGTCGATCTCGTTATAACAGAGATAGAAGAACGCGAGCGAGAGGGCGACATGAGAACGAAACAGATTGAGGGAAGCGACCTGCTCCCATTTGCTATCCGAATTAAGAAATGGAACGCTGAGCATCGCGGCGGCACAAAGAGATATGAGCTTATCTCGCTCTCCGCACCGAGCAATACGGGACCATATCTGATCATCGACCGCTACGGTAAACTTCACGCCGAAGGTCAGGTGAATATTCACTGTCTCACCAGTACCGTGACGACGTCCGGGTCTTGCACCATCTTCAACGAGGCTCAGAGCGTGAAGCAGGGTCGCGGCTACACGATAAAGGAGACGGCCGAAGACTTTGCGGTGACGACTTTATCTGAGCTTAGACGGCATCTGCCAACCGTCGTCATGAGGAAACTCCATGAGTATAATGGTACAGATGGAACGTATCTATCCTTTCTATTCAGCGAGCTTCATCGGGAGACTTTCGCAGAGGGCGACAGCGACGTCATCACTGAGCCGCCGGTCCCACTCAAGCTGATCGAGAACGAAGTTAAGAATCCTAATTGGGGAGCCTTCTGATGGAGGAAATCACCGAGGACATGGCTGATCATCTGTTCGGCCGGAAATCTAACTTCTCGCCGGCAGAGGAGTGGTTCATCAACGAGATCACCGCAAGTTTTAGCTATAGCGTCACCCGTAAGACTGGCTCTATTCGTCGGTCGGCTACAATCGACAAAGCGGTTCTTGAGCGTAGTGTATTCGCACCGCACCGCAATAAAGAGGACATGTTAAAGCAGATCGCCATCAATATATGGGCCGAAGAGGATAAGTCATCTTTGATTTCTTCTTCGGCCCCCGACCTTAACGCGACTTACACAGGCGACAATATATTCGTCAACATAGCGTATGAAGAACGCATGATGAAGCAAAAGGAAGCGCGGGAACGTGCTGATGCGAAAAGAGCCCAAGTGAAAGCCGAGCAAGACGCTGCTATAGTCTTGAAAGAGCAAGAGAGACTAAAAGAGCAAGAGAGACTACTAAAAGAGCAAGAGAGACTAGCAGACGAAAAGCGCAAAGCTTTCTATTCTTCCAATACTCAATACGGAGCCTTCTGAATGTCGAACGGTAATTCGAAAACATTTTCTCCACAGAATATGTGGAGTTTCGCCTGCCCGATTTTCGGCGCGGAGGTGAAGATAAAGGACTGTCTGAACCTGCGCGATCAGTGGATGCGCGGTCAGGGTCCGGAAGTTCGCAAGGGCTGTCAGGGCTGCATGTCGAGCTCCAAGTGCCCGATCATTCACGTCATCAAGGAGGTCGACAACAAGAAAGACTCCGACCCCTACTTCTCCGCGGAGCCCAGGCTCGGCCGACTGTCGGACTATGTGATGAAGGCTATCGCGCCGATCATCACGGCGGAATCGACGCTGAACCATCCGGCCTACATCACGATGCTGCCGCGGCACCGCGAGCTGATCGTCGAGGTCAACGGCCTCGAGGGCTTTAAGCATATGAAGGGGCTCGCGAAGGGAACGACGCTCGAGGATATCGGCGTCAAGGAGCGCAAGGATGCGCCCCAGGCTTACAAGAAAGCCGCTCCGCCCAGCAAGACAATCGACACTACAGCTGCCGAGATCGGCGACTATGCAGCTGCCATCAACGCCGCAATGAAGGACGCTGCCTAAATGGATGCCTTTTCACTGATGAATACTCTGCGAGCCATCGAT